CATTACAGAGAAATTCCTGTATAATACATTTACCAATGAAGAGTTAAACTCAATTTTAAGTAAAGTTGGACGTATTGTAGCAGAAAACAGAAGAAAATCTGATAATCATAAAGAAGCCTTGCAGCGTGTTATTGATATTATCAATAGCAAGCAAGATCTAAAAATCAATTATGATGAGAATGATCCGGAACACCCAGATAATTCTACGATGAAATATGCAACCAGCGCCGACGGCGACGTTGCAAGGCTTAATACTTTGCTTGGTTTTATAGCAGGAAAAACCGAAAATGATCATTTATGGAACGCATTACATGAATTATCAAATGGTCAGATACATGAAATGTCACCACAATTTGTAAGTGTTGTGCAAAGAATTGTAGACTATTTGGCGAAAGCAGCAAATGTAACTAAAGAAAGTGCACCAGCTGTTTCATTAGAAGAAAGTATTATTTTAGAACTCCGTAAAAAGATTTCCTAATAATATTAAGAAAGTGCTTGACAGTAGGCACTAATTAACATATACTGTAATGGCTAACAAAGGCAAAAGGTAGTTAAGAGCTACATTTACAAAGTGATACATTAAGTATCGCTACTAACAAAGGCTAATATAGGAGAATATCATGGCATCTTTGGCAGAAATCCGTGCGAAATTACTCGCACAAGAAACAAAATCCTCAGGCACACGTTCCTCAGGTGGTGGCGACAACGCCATTTTCGCTCACTGGAATATCCCAGAAGGCACTTCCGCAACATTGCGGTTCCTCCCAGACGCAGATGAAACCAACACGTTCTTTTGGAAAGAACGTCAAATGATTCGTCTTGAATTTCCTGGAATTGCTGGAGGCGACGAACATAAGCCTGTAACAGTACAGGTACCTTGCACAGAAATGTGGGGAGATAGTTGCCCAGTACACGCAGAAATCCGTCCTTGGTTTAAAGATCCAAGCATGGAAGATATTGCTCGCAAGTATTGGAAGAAGCGCAGTTACATCTTCCAGGGCTTTGTATCACAGAGCGATCTTCAAGAAGACAGTGTTCCTGAAAATCCAATTCGTAGGTTTGTAATCAGCCCTCAAATCTTTAAGATTATCAGCCAGGCTCTTATGGATCCTGATTTTCCAGAAATCCCAACAGACTATGAAATGGGTACTGACTTCCGTATTTTGAAGTCTACTAAAGGTCAATATGCTGATTACTCAACAAGTAATTGGGCAAGGCGAGAGCGTAGTCTAGATCAAGTAGAGCGTGATGCAATTGCACAACACGGCTTGTTTAATCTAAACGACTTCCTACCAAAGAAGCCAACTGCTGAAGAAGTTGGTATTATCTTCGAAATGTTTGAAGCAAGTGTAGATGGTCAACTTTATGATCCAGCACGTTTTGCCGATTACTATCGTCCTTATGGTGTAGACGCACCTGGTAACCGAAATGCAGCCGCATCATCGGCACCAGCACCAGTGGCAGCACCTGCTCCTGTAGCACCTGCTCCAGTGGCTGAAGCGGCACCTGCTCCAGTAGCAGAGGCAGCACCTTTTGCAACAGCACCAGCGCCTGCTCCTGCAACAGAACCAGCTCAAGCTGATTCAGCAACAAGCGCACAGGACATTCTAGCAATGATCCGTCAACGTAAAGAATCTTAAGGAGAAAAGAAAATGAGTAAATTATCTAAACTCGCAAAAATTAATGAGTCGTATACAGTATATCGTTACGACAACGGCTTCCGTTTTGAAGCATATGGTCGTGATGCTGAAGATGATCATAAGACTGTTAATTTAATTATTGCTACTGAAGATGAGCTTCTTGAAGTTATTAAAGAAGCACACACTTTAAAGAAGGATGACTAATATGGCGAGACCTTTTGACGTAAGTAAATTCCGCAAAAGTATCACCAAAGCAGTACCAGGTTTGAGTGTCGGGTTCAATGATCCCGACACTTGGATCAGCACCGGAAACTACACACTAAACAAACTAATTAGTGGAGACTTTTACAAAGGTATTCCACTTGGCAAGGTTACTGTGTTGGCTGGTGAGAGTGGTGCTGGCAAAAGTTATATTGCAAGTGGAAATATTGTAAAAGCAGCACAAGATCAAGGTATTTTTGTTATCTTAATTGACAGTGAAAATGCTCTAGATGAAAAATGGTTGCATGCACTTGAAGTTGATACCAGCGAGGACAAACTTCTTAAACTTAACATGAGTATGATTGATGATGTTGCTAAAACAGTATCTGATTTCATGAAAGACTACAAGAGTGAGTATGCTGATAAAGATCCTGAAGAGCGTCCTAAAGTATTGTTTGTAGTTGACTCGTTGGGTATGTTGCTAACACCTACTGATGTTGATCAGTTCCAAAAGGGTGATATGAAAGGTGATATGGGTCGTAAGCCTAAGGCATTGACTTCACTTGTTCGTAACACAGTTAACATGTTTGGTGAATACAACGTAGGATTAATTGCAACAAACCACACATATGCTAGTCAAGATATGTTTGACCCTGATGACAAGATTTCAGGTGGACAAGGCTTTATCTATGCATCAAGTATTGTTATTGCAATGCGAAAACTCAAACTAAAAACTGATGCAGACGGAAATAAAACAAGTGATGTACATGGTATCCGTGCCGCTTGTAAGGTAATGAAAACACGTTATGCTAAACCGTTTGAAAGTGTACAAGTGGAGATTCCATATGAAACTGGTATGAGTCCTTATAGCGGACTTGTTGAATTTTTTGAGGCAAAAGAACTTTTAAAGAAAAGTGGTAATAGTCTAGAATATATTAGTCCTGTTACTGGTGAAGTAATTAAAATGTTCCGTAAGCCTTGGAATGCTAACAAGGATGGCTGTCTGGATACCATTATGGCAGAGTTTGAGCAACTACCAGAAGAAGTACAGAATGCCAATCCTAATGAAATGATCGATGTAATTCCAGAAGAAGAACTTAATTTAGAAAATGAGGTACAAAATGAATCTTAATGATGGAGATTTAGAATTTATTCTACAACTTTATGATACTGGATATGCATTTATGCCTGACAAATCTAAAATGGAATATGCAGAAAATTTTGTATATAAAATGGTAGATTACGGATTCGACGTTAAAGCAAATGCAACGGAAATCGGAGAACATGACGAGTATCTAGACAAAGCAGTTGATGTTGTGCTAGAAGATGATGACACGGAACCCGAGGATGAATGGCTTGATGAAGAATTTGATGAAGAATGGGATGATTAAATCTCATGAGTAGATGGTATAGACGAGTAACTGCAAATATGAGTGATATCGTGGAAGCGATATCACACTTTGAGCAGGAAATAGAACAAGCGAAATATGAATGTGGAATGAAAGGAAACCTCGAAAAACAGAGCCGTGACATGCCAGGTATTGTCGAGCATCGTTTCAATCAACTTCAAGAAGTGGAAGCTATACTCGAATACCTCAATACTGAAATGCGTAGAACACGCAGTAAAATTTTTCGTAAGTTTCTGGAAAATTATAATCGAGCACTTAGTTCCAGAGATGCAGAAAAATTTGTTGATGGGGAAGAGGATGTGGTTGCACTCCAATATCTCATCAACGACTTCAGTCTGGTCCGTAATAGGTTTATTGGTGTTATCAAGGCACTGGAGGCTAAACAGTTCCAAATTAATAACATTGTTAAACTTAGAGCGGCTGGACTAGAAGATATTTCTTTATAAAAACACTTGACAGATACTAATAACTTTGCTATATTAAAAGAACATAGAAAAACTCATTAGGACAGTGACAATGGCTAAGAAATCTAAAGTAATCAACGATTATACTCCACATGAAGTTCTTGCATTGAGTGTTATCACTTATGAACGTCAGGGTTTTATTCGTAGTGGAGACGGATATACTGAGGTATCATCTGAAGATAATGTGCGTCGAGAGTTCAAAGACAACAAGACAGTGGTTCTTGAAATGATCCAAGCCAACATTAAGCCAGATGAAAAATATCTGCTTCAAGCACAAGTCATTATGGATAAATTTAACGGTAAATTTATGCTGAAAAAGTTGCAGGGAAGCCTAACTAGATTTGAGAGCAGTGTAAGTGATGCATTTATTAATGATCTCACTAACTTCACTGTTGCAGTGATTGCAAGTATTCCTCATATGAGCACTGTGGATAATGTACGACAAGAAATAGCTGATAAGATCGAAGCTCTTAGATTTAAGAGCGACTTTTTTGGTGAAGTCCGTACACGATATGATATTCAAATAGAAATCATTGATGTAAAGTTTATCCAGAGTTCTGGAGTTTACATGATCACCGGTGTACACAATGATAATATTATCAAATTCTGGTGGAGAGATCAGCCAGATATCAGTGATATCATTAATGGCAAAACCATTAACATTCGCGGTACTGTGCTCAAGCATGAGCAGAGTAAATATTCAAAAGCAAAAGAAACAATGCTGAATCGTGTTAAAATTATGAGTACAAATTAATGAAATGGGATGAACCAGAAACTGCAATGGTACATTGTACTGATAATGACAAGACTGTGGAAGTCAATATTATTGGTAGATCGCACGATACTATCCGTGCAGAACTTCAGGGAATACCACTGACGTTTAGAAAATATAAGCCTGGTGTTTATATTGCTAACTTTAGTGGTCGTGAATTTGTTCTCAAAACAAAATAATTTCAAAATAATTACTAACCCATTGATATTGTTGAAGAAAAGAATTCACTCTTTTCTTGACAATACCGTGTCGTGTGTTATCATTAGTTATAGTTAGAAATTAAACACAAACAGGAGTTTGCAATATGGCAACATCAGCATTTAAGACAGTTTCCAAGTCTAAAAAAGCGGAATCAATTATCAGTGTAGTTAATGACGCAGTAGATAATCCTAACGAAACAGATGATCAAATTATTGAGCGATTGCGCACACGATTTGAGATTCTAGATGAAATGACACAAGCATCAATTGATGGTGTTGTTAGAGGAATGGTTGTTACAGGTCCTCCAGGTGTAGGTAAGAGTTTTGGTGTTGAAGCAGTTCTGGAAAAGAACAGTCTGTTCGACAAGATTGCAGGCAACAAATTACGTTTTGAAGTTGTTAAAGGTGCATCAAGTGCCATTGGTTTGTATAAAACACTTTACAGTAATGCAGACAAAAATAACGTACTAGTGCTAGATGATTGTGATACAGTATTGTATGACGAGACATCACTTAACTTGCTTAAAGCAGCTCTTGATAGCAGTAAAAAACGTAAACTGAATTGGAATACAGATAGTGCATTGCTAAGACGTGAAGGTATTCCAGATACATTTGAGTTTAAAGGTAGTGTAATTTTTATCACTAACCTTAAATT